ACTTCAAGGCTTGCTCAGGACGAAGGGGATGTAAGCAACTACTTTACGGTTAGCGCAAAAGACATTGGCTTAAGAGGAAAAGCGGATATTCCGGTTGAAAAGGCTTTTTACTTTCTTCCCGCTGAACAAAGGGCTGAAATTACCAAAAAAGCAAGGCAGGTTGGTTATGCGAACCCAGAGGAAGCAACGGGTGAGATTGTTTTCCATCCAGAAAGAGCGAACGCCTCAGTAGTAAGCGACAAGACTTTTGATTACTACTTGAACAAAGAAGCTAGAGGCAATCCGATTACCGCGTTGCGCCAGATATGGCATGACTCCGGCACTTTATATGGGAATGAAGAAAAACTTGCGGATGTATTTAAAGCAGCAGGATTCCCTGTAAGTATTTCGCAAAAGAACGCTCCTTGGACAACTGCACAAGGCGTTTTTGTTGGTAAGGCAAGGATCGAGAACCCATTAGATACGTCAAATTCAGATGTATTGCAGTCTACGGTGATACCTGCGCTGAAAGAGGCTTTCAAAAAAGACAGGACCGTAAAGAAACCATACGGACCCGACGAATGGGCTAAAGATGTTAGGTTTACTCCTAAAGAGTGGGTGAACGAATTAGAAAGCGATGTCGCATCAGGCAAAAACTCTTATGTTTGGACATCAATCCCAGACAAAGTTACTGCTGAGCTTAAAAAACTAGGCTATGACGGTATTCTTGATATAAGTGGAAAAGGAGGTGGATCTCCTTCTCAAGTCATCATTCCGTTTGAATCAAAGCAAGTCAGATCAAAGTTTGCTGCGTTCGATCCAATGAGAAAAGACGAATCAAATTTGCTTGCCGGAATAGGTACAGTTGGAGCAGGTCTACTAAGCCCTGCGGTGTTAGAGTATCTTCGTCGCAGAGATGAAGAAGGTATGTAATCTGTTGCAAACAAACAACGAATGGACAACAAAGTATTGAGTGATGGTGAAAAGAGAGTACCTCCTGCTGCTGGCATGGGTAGGCAGAAGGGAGTGCCTAACAAAAGCACTGCTGCGGTGAGGGAAGCCATTGCGAAAATGGCTGAGATGAACGCTCCGAGGTTCGCAATGTGGTTGGATGAAGTGGCTCAGAAGAGCCCAGAGAAGGCTTGCGACATTTACCTGAGAGCAATCGAGTACCACATACCTAAATTAGCCAGGACAGAGGTAACGGGAACTGACGGTCAACCAGTTGCGATGCAGATCTCATGGGCGCAACCAGAATAGTCATCCCTTATGCACCGAGGGAGCAGCAACTTCAGATCCACAATGCGCTATCAGATAAGCGTTTTGCTGTTGTTGTCGCGCATAGACGCATGGGAAAGTCGGTAAGTGCTGTCAACCATCTCATTCGGGCAGCGATAGAAAACAACAAGGAGGCTCCGAGATATGCGTTCATCGGTCCTACCTACTCTCAGACCAAACGAGTTATCTGGGATTACCTCCTCAAATTTACCCAACCCCTCAACGCCACTGCCAATATTGCAGAACTTAGGGTTGATTTCTGGGGCAGACGCATCCAGCTTGCGGGGTCTGATAACCCAGACTCTCTTAGAGGACAGTATTTTGATGGGGTTGTATTCGACGAATTTGGCGATCAAGACCCTCGTATCTGGTCGGAGGTGGTTCGTCCAGCCTTATCGGATAGGATGGGATGGGCTCTCTTCCTCGGCACACCTAAAGGCGCAAATCACTTTAAGACCCTGAGAGACCATGCAGCAGAGCATAACGATTGGGCCATGCTTGAGTTCAGAGCGTCAGAGACAGGTCTTATTCCTCAGAGTGAGCTCGATGCCGCCAGGTCAGAGATGGGAGATGATAAGTACCTACAAGAGTTTGAGTGTTCCTTCGACTCAGCCATCGAAGGCGCGTACTACGGACAGCTTCTTAATGAGCTACCGTCTGAGCGATTCGGAGAGATCCCAAGGGACGGTATAGCCAAGACTTACTGCGCCTGGGACTTAGGGATAGGCGACTCCACTGCGATCTGGGTTTGCCAGAGAGTAGGTCTAGAGACACGACTTATTGACTTTGTAGAGAACCACGGTCAGGGACTCGATTGGTATGTGAACTGGCTGAGAACGAATCACTACGAATTAGCCGAGCAGTTACTGCCTCACGATGTGCAAGTCAGAGAGCTAGGATCAGGAAGATCTAGGCTAGAACTCCTACAAGAAGCAGGGCTAAACATCACGATTGTGCCGAGAATGGGTGTTGACGATGGGATACAGGCCGTGAGAAGGCTGATTCCTTATTGTTGGTTCGACTCCAAGACTAAGCGTGGAGTGGACGCACTAAGGAATTATCGGCGACAATACGACGATAAGCGTCAAGTCTACTGGGATAAGCCTTTACATGATTGGGCATCTCATGCGAGCGACGCATTTCGGTATTTAGCGGTTGGTATGTCCGAGACAACATCTTGGTCAAAGCCTCTCAAACCTAACGTAAGCTGGGTGGTGTAATGGACGACGGTAGACTTAAAGCAATACTTCAAGGCGAAATCGACAACGCCATAGGCTTTCTTGAAACAGAGACCGTAGAGCAGCGGAAAAACGCGCTTACGGCCTACATGCGTGACCCCTACGGTAACGAGGTAGAGGGTCGCAGCCAGATCGTAACCGGAGAGGTTGCAGAAGCGGTAGACGGGATGCTTCCGCCTCTTATGCGTCTTTTTACTTCTGCTGACCAGATCGGTGTATTTGAGCCTGTAGGCCCAGGCGATGAGCCATTAGCCCAACAAGCAACCGAGTACACAAACTGGGTGCTCATGAAGCAGAACCCAGGCATCTCGATCATGCACGACTGGTTCAAGGACGCGATCCTTCAGAAGGTCGGGGTTATCAAAGCCTACTGGGATGACTCGATCTCGGTTACTAAAGAGCAGTACGCGAACCTTACCGACGACGAATTAGCTCTCATCATGTCTGATGGCACGATGGAGATCGCAGCGCAAGAGACGGTTGAGCAAGACATAGACGGCCAAATGATGCGCGTTCATAACGTCGCGCTCATGCGTAAGACCAAAGCCGGAAAGATCAAGATCGAGAATGTGCCTCCCGAAGAGTTCTTGATCTCTAAGGCAGGCAAGACCGTAAGAGACACGCCTTTTGTTGCACACAGGAAACTCATCACGAGGTCTGATCTTGTGGCGATGGGGTTCGATGCTGAGATCGTGATGAACCTACCTGTCTACAACGATCTTGAGTTCTCTGCTGAGTACATTGCAAGATACAACCGAGACGAGCAGCCTTACATGGAGCCAAGTCTTGATAAGTCCATGCAGACGGTTGAAGTGTTCGAGTGCTACCTAAAGACTGATTACGACGGAGATGGGATTGCAGAACTAAGACGAGTTCACTTTTCGGGGAATGAAATCCTAAGTAATGAGGAAACCGACTATGTGCCGTTTTACACCCTCTGTCCTATTCCGATACCTCACAGGTTCTTTGGGGATTGCCCTGCTGATCGTACAGTTGATCTCCAGCTTATCAAGACTACTCTAACGAGGCAGATGCTTGATAACCTTTACCTTCAAAACAATACTCGTATGGGTGCTGTCGAAGGTCAGGTCAACCTCGATGACCTCTTAAGCGTTACTCCTGGTGGCGTGGTCAGGATGAAGAACCCTGGGGCGCTTGTTCCTATCCAGGTCAATCCTGTTGCCCAGCAGGTATTCCCGTTCATGGAGTACCTAGACTCCATACAAGCCAAGCGTACGGGCGTTACAGAGGCTTCCCAAGGGTTAGACCCAAACATCCTACAGAACGTGACTGCTGCGGCCATAGCAGCCCTTACGCAAGCCTCGCAAGGCAAGATCGAGTTAGTCGCTAGGATCTTCAGTGAAACAGGTGTAAAAGACTTATTCAAAGGGTTATTACATCTTTTATGCAAGTACCAGGACAAAGCAGTCATCATTCGGATGCGCGGCCAGTATGTTCAGTACGATCCGCGAGAGTGGTCGAACCAGTACGATGTGTCAGTGAATGTCGGACTTGGTACGGGGAACATCGAGCAAAAGATGGCGATGCTCTCAATGGTTCTTGCAAAACAAGAGCAGATCATTCAAGCGTACGGCCCGAACAATCCTTTGGTGTCTGTCTCGCAATATCGAGGGACGCTCGGAAAACTGATTGAGGCAGCAGGCTTTGCAGACTCGGCTGAGTTCTTCAAGCAAGTGACACCGGAGGTTGATGCTGCACTTGCACAACCCCAACAACAAGGCCCAGATCCTGCCGTACAGATGATGATGGCGCAGGCTCAAGCGGATATTGAGATCAAGCGTCAGAAAGCTATGGCCGACATTCAGCTTGCAAGAGAGAAGGCTCTAGCCGAGTTAGAACTCAAGCGCATGGAGTTCGAGGCAGAAGCGCAGATGAAGGCTATGAAAGTCGGCGCAGGCATTACGTCTAACATTGAGATACCAGGGTAATCATGGCTTTAGTTGACGAACTACCGGCAGGATGGGATAGCTACGACGCAGCGCAAAAGATTGCGTGGTTCAACGCTAATAATGTCTCAACGACTGAATTACTCAATGCTGGCGTTGACACAGACTCAATCAATTGGATGCTTAACAACGGGTACGCTCCGCCTCCAGAGCCGCCTCCGTATGTACCCCCACCTCCGGTTTATGTGCCTCCGGAGCCTGTGTATGTACCTCCGGAACCTGTGTACTACGAGCCGGAACCGGTTTACTACGAACCTCCTCCGTATGCGCCTCCGCCGCCACCTGCGCCGCCACCTGCGCCTGTTTACAACGTATTCGGTCTTAACTGGGACTCTGGTTCGTCATTAGCTACTAAACAAGGCTATGTTAGCTCTTTGCTAACAGCAGGTATTACGCCAGATCAGATCAAGGCAAAGATTGCCGAACTAGATCCGGCAAGCGCAACGCAGGCCAACTACGATTTATTAGGCATACCAAACCCGCCACCTTATGTTCCTCCTATCGAGGAGCCGCCGCCGGTTGTAACACCTCCTCCGGTAACGCCGCCTGTTGTCGAAACACCTCCGGTTAGTCCGCCGCCGCAAGCATCCACGCAAGAACCTGTTAACAATGTGAGCACACCTATGGCTACAACCTACAATGTCTTTGGGTTGGATTGGAATCCAAATGCTTCATTGGCAACCAAGCAAGGTTACATTCAATCTTTGCTGGCAGCAGGTATTACGCCAGACCAGATCAAAACAAAGATTGCGGAGTTAGACCCAGCTAATTCAACGCAAGCAAGTTTTGATTTATTAGGTATTCCAACACCTCCGCCGGTTTACGATGTCTTTGGCACTCAATGGAATACAGGTGCGTCTCTAGCTACAAAACAAGGCTATATCCAGCAGCTTCTTGCATCCGGTAGATCTAAGGCTGAACTACGCAACTACATCAGGAACGTAGACCCAACTAACGCAACAGACGAAGCATTCGCGGCTCTTGGCTTGCAAGACGCTCCTACCGCCGAGGTGCGTAATCCTTCCCAGGATGCTGTAACGCTGATAGCAGGGCAACTTGGTTTAGGTCTGCCTCCTGAATGGCAATACTACACAGGCCAAGACAAAGTTAACTGGTTCAACTCCAAGGGGATAACTGCTGACATGCTCAGGCAGTACAAGGTTCCTGAGTTTGATATTCAGCAGGCTATCTCTTACGGGCTAGGGCAGACAGGAACGGGGGCTCCTCCGACATGGAAGTTGCCAGCCGGCATGACGCTTCCGAGCGATTGGAACGTGTACACAGGAGCACAAAAGATCGCTTGGTTCAACCAGAACAAGATTACAGCAGACATGCTGCGGTCTATGGGTGTACCAGAGGCTGATGTTCTTTCGTCAATCGAGATGGGGCTAGGCCAAACCACGACAACGCCGACAACGCCAAGCACGTTTGACCCTAGTCGCTACATGCCACCTACGTTCAACTTGCCTGCGACTAACTTTGTGCCGTTCCAGACTGGAGGCGGTCAAACAAGCCTTGCTGCGCCAACATCGGGGTTCTTCTACAAGACAACGCCGACCCCAGAGGTTCCGTTTCAGTTCCAGTCTGGTGCCGCTGGCTACACAAACCTGCGCCCTATGACGCTAGAGTTTGGCGTTCAACCTGCTGTGTCTCAGGTGCAACAGTTCCAGCCTGGGTACTTCAATCAGACAGGGCTCCTTCAAAACTACGATTGGGCTAAAACCAACACGCAGTTAGCAGAGCAGGCAGCGCAACAGGCCCAACAGCAAGCGGTCGAGCAGGTGCAAAGCGGTGCTGCTATGGGTGGCAAGATCGTAGGCTTTACAGATTACGAAGAAAGGCCTGATGGCAAGGTTGGTTACGAGAAAGGCGGGAAGATCCGTTCTCTACTCGGGCCTAACCCAGACGGGCCAGACGAGGGTTATGCCAAGCTACAGCGTGGCGAGTATGTCATTCGCAGGAAGGCTGTAAACAAGTACGGAGACGACTTCTTAGAAGCCCTAAACGAAGCAAGAATGCCTAAAGAGAAACTGAAGAGCCTGCTATGACACAACGATGGGAGCGAGCAAAAGCATTACTGGGTGACGAGTTTCTGACGGAAATCTTCACTGAGTTGGAAAAAGACAACATCGAGCGTATTATCAACAGTAATCCCGACGACATTGACTTACGCGAGGAGTCATACGTGGCAATTCGTGCAGTGCGTCAGGTTAAGGCACGTCTTGAATCTGTTGCCGCCGAAGGCGAGATAGTGAAGAGGCGATTTAAGATTTTTAAGTAGAGGTTAGTGTATGGAAAGCAGCAACCCGCAAGGGACTAGCTTGACAGTGGGACAGGCAGCAGATGCCTTCTTGGGTCTAATGGGTGGTGGCGAACCTCCTCCGGAGCAAGTTCAAGACCAAACAGAAGAACAAGAGGTTGAGGCCAGTGAATCCGAGCATGAGGAAGCAGTAGAGGAAGCTCAGGAAGAGGAACAACGCTTTACGGTGAAAGCCGCAGGTGAAGAGCGTGAAGTGACCCTCTCAGAGTTGATCGAGGGCTACCAAAAAGGTACGGATTACCATAAAAAAACTAACGCGCTTGCTGAACAGCGCAAAGCCGTAGAGGCTGAGAAAGTCGCTGTAGAGCAAGCAAAGCAGGCGAGAGACGCATACTCGCAGCGTTTGCAGGCGATGGATCAGTTCCTAAGCCAACAAATGCGTGGCGAGGATATTGAAAGTTTGAAGGAAACCGACCCGATTGCGTATGCAGTCAAGGTCGCAGAGCAGACTAGGCAAAAAGAGCAGATTCAACAGATTCGTGCTGAACAGCAACGCATTGCAAGAGAGCAACAGGCAGAGCGTGAAGCGCATCTTGAGAAGCACTTAGCCGAAGAAGCGAAAAGGGTAGCTGAGGCAATCCCTGAGTATGCACATCCTGAGAAGGGTGAGAAGGTACGCTCTGAACTTCGTAGCTTTGCAAAGAGTATTGGTTACTCGGACACAGAGCTAGCAAATGCAACCGACTCTCGTGCTGTGTTGACGTTGTGGATGGCAAGTCAGTACCAGAAACTGCAAAAGGCCAAGCCAGGGGTGACCAAGAAGGTTGCCGAGGCTCCCAAGATGCTAAAGGCTGGTAATGCCACGGGTAAGACCATAGCAACAGAGGCAGCAAAACAGGATCTTGCGCGACTTAAAAAGACTGGTTCTCGACAAGACGCAGCAAGGGTTTTTGAACGATTTTTGTAATTTGGAGTAATCATGTCTGTTCCTTCAGGTACATTTCAGACCTTCACGGCTATCGGTCAGCGTGAAGATCTAACTGATGTTATTTACAACATCAGCCCGACCGAAACGCCTATCCTTTCTTCGCTTGCTCGTACCAAAGCAACTGCTGTGTACCACGAGTGGCAGACGGATACCCTTGCCGCAGCAACGACCAACAACGCACAAGTTGAAGGTGACGACGCAACGGCAGCAACCATTAGCCCGACAACCCGTCTCGGTAACTACACACAGATCGTTTCCAAGACGATCCAAGTGTCAGGCACGATGATGGCCGTTGATCTTGCAGGTCGTCGCGCTGAGAAGGCTTATCAACTCAGTAAGGCTTCGCAAGAGCTCAAGCGAGATCAGGAAACGATCATCTCTGCTAACCAGGGACGTAGCGCAGGTAACTCGTCCACGGCTCGCAAGATGGGTTCGCTTTTGTCTTGGCTTAAGACCAACTCGAACTACAACACCACTGACGGTGCTAACCCCACCACCATCGGTGTCTCGACTCGTTCGGATGGCACGACTCGCACCTTCACCGAGGCAATCCTCAAGGATGGCGTTCAGCAGGTTTACACCTCTGGCGGCAGCCCCAAGATCCTCGTGGTTGGCCCTGCACTCAAGCAGACCGTTTCGGCCTTTGCTGGTATCGCAGCACAGCGCTACATGGCTCCTTCTGACGCACCGACGACCATCATCGGCGCAGCGGATGTATACCTTAGCGACTTCGGTTCGATCTCTGTAGTCCCAGATCGTTTCGTTCGTAGCCGTGATGCGTTCATCCTCGATCCTGAGTATGCAGCGATTGGTTATCTGCGTCCCTTCCAGACCAACGAGCTTGCCAAGACTGGTGACTCCGAGAAAACTCAGATCCTTGCTGAGTTCACGATGGAGATGCGTAACGAGGCTGCTCACGGTATCTTGGCTGACCTCAAGACAGCGTAACAAAAACTGTGGTAAAAAAGAGGGAGGCGTAACAACCTCCCTTTTTTTATGCTTAAAACTAAATTTCACGTTGCAGACGATAAGTATGTCTTTGAGAGAACTCAAGACATAACGGCCATTGTCGAGCAGAACAAGGCACTTTATAACGCAACGGATGAACGTGAGCGTTGGGGTGAGTGGACACGTTACGCGCAATTGCCTTATGCGGTGATTGACGATTTAAACAAACTAGGGATCATGCGAGGCTTTGCTGTCGCAGACGAGAAGAAATTCAGGGCGTGGATGAACGACCCAGAAAACAGACACTTCAGAACTCGACCAGGGAAAGTATGAAGATAGCCTTTTGTGTTCCATGTCGGGACACGATGATGACGGGTACTGCCTTCGACATGGCTCGACTGGCAGCGTACGATGGGGCCAATAGATGCGCGACAACAGGGGGTTCTTTCCTCTTGTATACCGCGCCTGGGACACTCATATTCAGTCAAAGAGAGTCTTTGGCTAAGGAAGCCTTAGCAGACGGTGCGGAGTACATCTTATGGGTGGACTCGGACATGAGGTTTCCAAAGAACACGTTAGAGAGACTGTTAGCCCACGGCGAAAAGATCGTCGGGGTTAACGCAGTCACAAGGCGCAAACCTGTTTTACCGACAGCAATTAACTTTCACCAAGACAAAGAGATCTTTGAGAAGATCGAAAGTCGAGGCAAGAAGGGTATCGAGGAGGTTACGGCTGTAGGTTTCGGGGTTGTGTTGACCCATAAATCTGTGTTTGATGCTATGCCACAGCCTTGGTTTGATGTAGTATGGGGGGCGGGTGGTCTAATTGGCGAAGATGTGCATTTTTGCGTGAAAGCCTTAGACCACGGGATAAAGACTTTCGTGGATCACGAATTGAGCCTCGAAATAGGACACATCGGGACGCACGAATACCGGTGGAGCGATGTCGAATATGGCCCTAAGCACCTACAGCGAACTACAAACAACGATAGCTAACTATCTCTCGCGAGATGATCTTACTTCCGCGATCCCTGACTTCATCCAACTCGCAGAGATTCGACTCCGTAGAGATCTACGCTTGCGGCAAATGCTTACGCAAGCATCGGTTACGGCGACCGGTGGAGTCTCGACAATTAACATCCCTAGTGACTTCTTGCAAGCAAGGGATGTGTACGTTGACTCTGACCCCGACTTCCCTATTACGTTCTCAACGCCGAGCATCTTCATTCGGAACGGTAGGACGAACGAAAGTGGTGTACCGGCTTTCTATACCATCCTTGGGTCTACGATTCAGTTTGCCCCAATTCCTGACAGCACTTACACGATCAAGATCCTCTACTACGCCGCGCCTACGTTTCTTTCTACAGGCAACACGTCAAATCTCTGGCTTACGACCTGTCCGGACGCACTTCTCTACGCGTCATTAGGTGAAGCAGAACCTTACCTGATGAACGATCCCAGGCTACAAACCTGGGGTACGCTTTATGATCGCGCGATCTTCTCGCTAACAAGGTCTGACGAAGAGAGTCAGTATTCAGGTGTGCCGCTAACCATGACGGTAGCGAAGCGATGAGAGTGAACTTTGGCGAGTGGCTACCGGATCAACCTGGGGTTGCTGGTGCGCTTGTAGACGCTAAGAACGTTATTCCTCAGCAAGTTGGTTATGGCCCAATATCTTCGCCTTCTGAGTGGTCGAATGCTGCCTCTGAGGTCTTAAATGCCGTTGTTGCTGCTGCCGCTCCTAGCGAAGCGGTGACTGTTTTTTCAGGCGGTGACACCAAGTTATTCAAGCTAGAGACAAACCTCAACCTTACTAATGTTTCTAAGGCAGGTGGTTATACAACGCCTTCGGATCAAAAGTGGCGCTTTACTCAATTCGGCAATCGAGTGATCGCGGCCAACGGTGGTGACAGGCTTCAGGGTTATCTCATGGGTTCGTCTACGGCCTTTGTAGACCTTGGTGTTGCTGCGCCTAAGTCCAGGTATGTAACCACGGTCAGAGACTTTGTAGTTGCAGGCTTCAATAACGGATCAACAATCTACCCTAATCGCGTTGAATGGTGCGCGTTAGGTGATGAGACAGACTGGACACCATCGGCAACCACACAGTCTGACTACCAGGACATCCCAGACGGTGGGCATGTAAAGGGTTTGACTGGTGGTGAGTATGGTATTGTTTTCATGGATCGCGCGGTAGTGCGGATGTCGTATGTTGGTAGTCCGCTTGTTTTTCAGTTTGATACGATTTCACGGGGTCTTGGCTGTCTTGAGCCGAACTCGATCATCCAGTACGGCGGGTCGAGTTTCTTTTTGTCTGACGACGGGTTTTACGTCACTAACGGGCAAGAAGTTAAGTCTATTTCCGTAGAAAAGGTCGATAGGTGGTTCTTTTCGCAGGTTGATATTTCTCAACTTGCAACGATGTCGGCTGCTGTAGATCCTCTTAAAAACCTTGTTATTTGGGCTTTTAAGACTGTTAATCAGACGACTGCGCTTCTGATCTACAACTTCAACTTGTCTAAGTGGTCTTATGCCATTGCCAACGTAGACACGATCGCTTCTTCGACTGCCATTACGACAACTTCTTCGTCTGGGCTTACCTTGGAACAATTAGACGCATACGGCAGCTTAGACGCGCTTCCAGCAAGCCTAGACTCATTCGGATACACGGTTACATCTAACTTGCTGACAGGTACTTTAGGCGAAAAGATCGTCGCCTTCTCTGGCTCTGCTTTGACAGCAAACATTGTCACGCCTGATTTAGCCTTAAACGACATGCCTTCAGTGATGACGCTTATTAGACCTGTCGTTGAGGGTGGCTCGTGTTCCGTGCAGGTGAACTCTAGGCGCAGGCTTAACCAACAGACCGACTTTACTGGCGAGACCTACTCGGCCAATACCGATAACCGTATTGGTTTGCGTTCAGCAGGAACTTATCATCGAGTGAAAGCCATACCTACAGGCGTTTGGTCTGCTGCTGTAGGCTTGGATGTAACGCTAACCCCGCAGGGTATGCGATGATCTTCCGTACGCTACCTCCGTTTGGTGGCGACCAAAGAGCCGTTGCTGAAATTGTCCGTGGCATCATGGACGGTAAGACAAATAACACCGGAACAGTAACGCTCAACACAGGAAACGCCACCACAACCACGATTACGGACGCAAGGATAGGGGTAGAAAGCAAGATTATTCTTATCCCTTACTCTGCCAACGCCTATGTAAGCGGATTGCCTTTCGGCTCGTTTTATGACGTTAATGACCAAACGGCTGCAAGCACGACTGCATCGTATGCGGTTACGTTTTCAAACACTGACTTAAGCAACAACGTTTATCTTTCCAACTCCAGTCGGATCAACGTTAGGGCGGCAGGGAAGTACAACCTTCAGTTTTCTGTGCAGTTTGCAAACGCTGATACGCAGATCCAGGACGCTGACCTATGGTTGAGAAAAAACGGTACAGATCTAGCGAACTCTAATTCGCAGTTCTCGATTCCTAATTCTCACGGTGGCACAGACGGGCATTTAATTGCAGCGTTGAACATTTTTGTTGATCTTGCGGCCAATGATTACGTTGAACTTGTCTGGGCAGCAACAAGCACTCTGGTTAGGATTGAATACATAGGGCCACAGTCAAGCCCGACAAGACCGGCTACACCATCAGTTATTCTGACTATGCAGCACATATCAGACGGCCCTCTTATTTACGTTTCTAACGTAACGAATGGAAGCGCAACGATTACGCATTACCCAAACTCGACATCAAACATGACCTACGGGTATGTGGTGGTTGGATGAATGCAAGATACATCAAACCCGAAGAGCTTAGGAGAATTTGGCCGTTCGTTAGGGCAGGACTGGAAGTCATTCTCAAGAAAAGTCCGGAGCAGTGGATACCGGAGGACATTTACGCAGACTGTTTTGCGGGACGATCACTTCTTTGGATGTACTTTGAGGAC